GACATCGGCCGCCGTGACCCAGTCTGGCTCTCTGATGTCTTCGCAGGAGGACGCGGGCAGCTCCTCTTCAGGTGGCAAGTCCCGGCAGAGGCTCAAGCCGGGCAGTGATGGCGCCCCCAAATCTTTCGATGGCAAGTGCAATAATTGTGGTGTTGTTGGGCACAGAGCCAGGGACTGCAAGCCCCGAATAGTTAAACACCAGAGCGGCCGAGGCAAGGCCGCCACCCGCGGGTCGAAGAAGGACAACCTTGTGGGTGCGTCTGTGCAGGATGCACAGGCGAGGGCTGAAGCGACTATGGATGCAGCTCGGGAGTTGGTTGAGCAAGCCGTGGCAGCAATGCCGCCGGCCGGCCCCCGGGTGGAGCGTGAAGTGGTGATTCCATTTGAGGACATGATGGGGAGCATCGTGCCTCAAGCCGAGTATCACTGGGGCGAGTACTGCCCCACGTGCTCGGCCGGTGGTTGGGAGCACATGGAAGCATGGGTGGGCGTACATCGACCCAGCCCAGTAGAGGCCCTTGAACCAGTGGAGATCAAGCTTGCCAACGTGGCGAAGTCGTTGGTGGCCGTGCGGCGTGTCGGAGACGACATGGACCGGCTCCACAGGCTCTCGCAGCTACATATCGTTCATTCAGATAGGCTGCGGTGGCATTGGGTGTTTTGGGCGACACTCATTGCGTTCTTCCAGCTGGCCCCGGTGCTCTTGGGGGAGCGCTGGCTATGGAGCTGGATAGTGTGGGTGAGCTATGCGCTGACAGGCGCCAGCTCACTCGCGCTGTTCGACGAGATCGTCATGCAATGGATCGTTGAGCCGCCCTTGAGACTTCTTGCCCAGCGCATAGGCTGGGAGAGGGAGCCGCGTGTCAGTCACTTCTACTCGCGGTCTCGTGTGGAGATTTCCTTCCGTCGTTGGGTGCCGCGCTCATTGCGCGACCTCAGAGCAGACGGCTCCAGCTTGCGTGAGAACAAGCACGCCGACGCCATGTATGCGGAGATTTGGCATACCGTCGGGCTCAGCTACGGTCGGTCGAAGACCGTGTCCCGGCTTGTCTCATTCGAACTGCTCTCGCAGATCACGTTGCCCAAGAACATGGATGTTCGGGCGACTGCCGCTCTCACTTGGGAGCGCCTCTGGCATACAGCGACCACCGTTCAGAACCTTAATGTGGACCGCTATGCCACCCTGGAAGGCCATTCGATCGTCCAGGACACTGTCGCAGTTGCTTTCGCGCAGTGGATGGCGCTCTGTGAGATGCGACACTGGGAGCAGGTCCCTCGGTTGCCCGCCGCTTAGGGCAGGTCTGGGCTTATGGGTATCGGTATGGGGAGGTGAGGCTGGCGGCAATTGGTGAGCATAAGCCGTCATTGTATATGTCTCAGCTCGCGCCTGTTGACCTCCAGGTGCGTCCGCCCACCGGTGTTTCGCTTGGCATGCATGTGCCGGGCGCCACCATGCCCCATCCCGATCCCCATGACCCCAAGACCGTAGCGGCGGGTGTGCTGAAGCGGTTTGCCGCACAGCCGCCCAAGGCGGACCCTGAGCTTTTGGCCGAGCTCGGTGGGTTCGTGGACAGTTGGCTGAAGGACAACATCGTCCCTCTCTCGCCCGATGTTGATCTGAGTGTACAAAAATGGTTGAGCGAGACACACTACCCCCAGTGGAGGCGTCAGGAACTGGGTGCGGTGTGGGAGGAGCATGGAGCTGCCATGCTGGCCGGCGATCAGCAGTTCTGGGCTGTAGCCGGACACCAAAAAGATGAATGTTACGACGAACCGAAACACTCGCGCGGGATCAACGCGCGGCACGACGTATTTAAGTGCGCCGTGGGGCCGTTCTTCAAGCTCGTGGAAAAGTCTCTGTACCAGCACCCGGCATTCATCAAACATGTGCCTGTGGCGGATCGACCCCGTG